TATCAATGCTCTTTTGTCCGAGTCGGATAAAAAAGTCCGCTCAAAAATGATAAAGGAATTTTCAGAACGCCATGAGGACGTTGCAAAATTCCTCGCCGACCATGCCGACCTCATAAACGCGGAGGCAGAGGCTGCTCTCATAGGCGCGGCGGTGGGCGGTACCCATACCGAAAAAGAGGTATCCTACAAAGGCGGGAGAAAGTCCGTTAAAACCAAGCGTGTAAAGGCTTTGCCCAATGTCACGGCATTGCAGTTCCTGCTTAAAAACAGGCTGCCCGGCAAGTACAGCGACAAGCCTGTGGGCGACGTCGAGATAGAGGACGTGTCCGGAATTGAGGAGGCTCTGTATGGCAATAACAGCTAAAAAAACTATCCCCTACAATTTTTCCGAAAAGCACAAGAATTACATACGCCGATGCCGCGATTGTGTATACAACGTTGCGGAGGGCGCGGTCAGAGCGGGAAAAACCGTTGACAACGTTATCGCATTTTGCAAGGAGCTGAGGGACACCCCCGACAAGCTGCACCTTGCCACCGCGTCCACGGCGGCGACCGCGAAGCTTATCATTGGCGACTGCAACGGTTTTGGCATCGAGCACTATTTCCGCGGGCAGTGCAGATGGGGAAAATTTAAGGGAAACGAGGCATTGATAATCTGCGGAAAATTTACGCACGGCAAAACAAAGATTGTCATGTTCGTTGGCGGCGGGAAAGCCGACAGCTACAAGAAATTCCGCGGTGCGTCTATCGGTATGTGGATCGCGACGGAGATAGACCTCCACCATGAAGAGACTATCCGCGAGGCGATCACCCGACAGGCGGCGGCAAAGCGCCGGAAAATTTTCTGGGACTTAAACCCCTGCACGCCCGGCGCAGTTATCTACAAAAATTACATTGATGAGTATGCCAAAAAAGCCGCGGACGGTACGCTGATCGGCGGCTACAACTACTGTCATTTTACCATTGCGGACAACATCAACATCACAGACGAGCAGCGGGAGGCGTTTATCTCTCAGTACAACGTCAACACCGCGGAATACCGCCGCAAGGTGCTGGGCATCAGATGTCCCGCGGACGGTCTCATTTTTCAGCAGTTCGCGGATAATCCCGACAGATTTATTGTTGACAAAAAATACAGCGGCGTAAAGTTTATTTCCATCGGCGTTGACTTTGGTGGACACAAATCCAAGACTACGTTTGTGGCTTCGGCGATAATTGAAAATTACCGCGCTCTCGGCGTTATCGCGGATTACAAAATGCGCGGCGGGAAAGGCACGGTCGACCCCGACCGTATAAACCGCGAATTGATCACGTTTTTCAGGTACGTTCAGGCTTTGTACCCAAATTCCCGGATATTGTATATCGACTGCGACAATGCGTCCCAGGAGCTCATAAACGGCATACGTCTTGCATTTGTGCGGGCGAATATTCCCGCGGTTGTTCGGGACTGCTTCAAAGGCGCGATAAATACCAGAATTTACGCCCTGAACGGTCTTATGACCCAGGGACGTTTTTTCGTCCACCGGGACTGTCAAAACGTTATCGGCAGCCTTTGTACGCAGGTATGGGACTCAAAGGAGATCACCAAGGACGTGCGGCTTGACGACGGAACCTGCGACATAGACACGTCCGACGCGCTGGAATACAGCTTCAGCCGTTTCATAAATATGTTCAATATTTTTGATAAAAGTTAGGGGGTGATGACTTGAACAAACAGCTTATTGCATGGATAAATGACAACCTCGGATATGGGATTTCCGACAAGTATTACAGCAAGATAGACATATGGCTTGATTGGTGGCGCGGGTACTTCAAACCGTTTCATCACATGACTTTCAGCAACGGAAAGCGCAGGATCGAACGCGATCTCTATACTCTCAAAATGGGCAAAAAGGTCTGCGAGGACTGGGCGAGCATTTTACTCAACAGCAAAACTCACATAAAAATTTCCGACGAGCGCACCAATCTTTTTGTGCAGGGGCGGCGCGAGACCGAGGGTGTACTCGGCGCAAACTCTTTCTGGACGAAATGCAACCGCCTGATAGAAAAGTCCTTCGCTGCGGGGACGGGAGCGGTCACGATCCACGCGTCGGGAGTAAGGCTTTCCGGCAGCGGGGACGATCTGACCGTGGAGATTTCTCCGGACGCGGCTCTTAATTTTAACTATCTGACCGCGGACTATATCATTCCGCTGACTGTGGATAACGGAAAGATTATCGAAGCCGCGTTCGCCTCCGAGTCCACGGAAAAGGGTAAAAAATATCTGCTTCTGGAAATACATACCCTTGACAAAAATCAAAATTATGTGATTGAGAACCGCCGTTTTCTTGCGGAGAACGGTCAGCTCACCGAGGAAAATCTGCCGTCCAATATGATACGCAGATTCTACACCGGCTCGCCAGTGCCGTGGTTTTCGATTTTCATGCCGAACATTGAAAACGACGTTCCGAACAACAACGGTCTGGGGGTATCGATCATTCACGGAGTGGTCGATGCGCTTAAAGCCGTTGACCTTTGTTTTAACAATTTCTGCTCCGATTTTTATCTCGGGCAGAAAAAAGTTTTTATGGAAAAATCCCTTGTTGAGATAACCGAGGACGGGACGGAAATCGCTCCAGACGACGTTCACCAACAGCTTTTTACTTTTATCAATTTCCCCACAGAAAGTCAAGGCGACGGCAAAAAATTTATTCAGGAATTCAACCCCGCTCTCCGGGTGGACGACAACACAAAGGGCGTGCAGTCCGCGTTGGATTATCTTTCGTTCAAGTGCGGACTGGGGAACAAGCACTACCAATTCAACGGCGGGACGGTGGTCACGGCGACCCAGTACACCGGCGACAAGCAGGATTTAATTCAAAATGCCGACAAGCATTACGCGGAGGTGGAGCAATTTCTTTTAACGCTTGTCCGCAGTGTTATCCATATCGGGAAAAACCTTATGGGCGCGGATATCGCGGAGAATGCCGAGATAGACATTGATTTCGACCGCTCCGTGATAATCGATGACACAGCCGAGCGGTTGCAGGACTTGCAGGAAGTGCGCGACGGAGTTAAGGCTCCGTGGGAGTTTAGAGCCAAATATTACGGCGATACCGAGGAGGACGCGAAAAAAATCCTTGACGAGCTCAAGGGTATGGAAAACGTCGATCTCGGCTTTGAGGACGGTGACGGGTAATGGCGTTAACGCCCTCACAGCTTGACAAGCTGCCGGACGGTATGATACAATTAATGTCGGAATTGCAGGACGAAATTATTTCCGATATTTGCAGACGTATCAAAAAAACCAACCTTTTGACCCCCACCGCGGAATGGCAGCTGGTCAAGGCGAATCAGCTGACGCTTTCCTCCCGGGAGGTCAAGCGGAGAATCGCCGCGAAGCTGAAAATTTCCGAGAAAGCGGTCAAAGAACTGTACACGGACGCTGTCCGCACCGCTATCCGCGAGGACGAAAAAATCTACAAATTTGCTATTGCGGACGGCGTTTTAGCCGGCGATTACCGGGAAAAGCTTACCAATTACACGCGGTCTGCTGCATTCTCCAACGCCTTGAAAAAAGGGTTGAAAAATACCAATGGATTGATGAGAAATCTCACCAATTCCGCGGCGGCAGCGGCGAACAGACAGCTTTCCGACGCGCTGGACTTGGCGTACCTCGAAGTCGCAAGCGGGGCGTTTACCCCGAAGGAAGCTTGCTTTAAGGCGGTACAAAAGCTTGGTGCGGACGGGATAAAGTGCGTTAATTACAAATCCGGTCGGACGGATCAGCTTGATGTTGCGGTACGCCGTGCTATCGTTACGGGGATAGGCAAGACCTGCGGCGATCTCCAGCTGGGGCTTGCGGCGGAAATGGACTGCACACTTGTGGAGGTAACCTCCCATTTGGGGGCGCGTCCCTCCCACGCGGAATGGCAGGGACAAATATACAGCCTCGTTAAGGGGCACCCGAAGTACCCGTATTTTTACGACGCTACCGGCTACGGCACCGGGGACGGATTATGCGGCTGGAACTGCCGGCACTCGTTTTTCCCGTACTTTGAGGGAATTTCCAAACCCGCCAACGAGCCGGAGTTTTCGCGCGCGGAAAATGCACAGGTTTACCGTGACACGCAGAAACAGCGTGCCTATGAGAGGGCGATCCGCAAGTCCAAGCGCGAGCTCGCCGCTCTGGACGGGGCGCGGTCGGCGGAGAACGATCCCGCTGCCAAAGCACGATATGACAGTGAATTTGCGCGGAAGTCTGCTGTCCTCAAGCGGCGGGAGGCTGCTCTTGCAGAGCATTTGAAAGCAACGGGTTTGTTGCCCGATAATTCCCGCGTCCGCGTGGACGGGTTCGGGCGGTCGGTTAGTCAGAAAGCGGTTCATGCAAACAAAAAATATTTGCTTGACAAAACCGCAAAAAGTGATATAATGAAAGCGGAGCAGCAGTCGGATTTAGGTTTGCTGAAACAAAAGCTCCGTTCCGACGACAGGGTTTCCAAGGAATATTACGCCGCTGTCAGAGGAAAATTTTCAAGAGGCTCGGACGCTGCTAAAAAAGCATTCAGTAAATTTGTTCCGCAGGATTCTGTTGCAAATGCTGCATTTGAGGGTACTGCATATTATGATACAAAATCCAAAAAAATATATATGCACTACAATGCGGATTTGAACAATCCCCGCGGTAATGCTGCTACATGGTTTCATGAGCATGGGCATTTGATTGACGATATGGCGAAAAATATTTCTCATGCTTCTGAATACGAAAGCCTTCTTCGTTCTGATTATCGGTCATATATGGCTGCTTATGGTAAAGTAAATAATCTGAAAACTTTTGATAAGGTACAGTCAGCAATAAGCAAGGATTTAAATTCGATGAGAAAACACTCCGCCGTTTCTGATATTCTTGAGGGATTGTCCGATGGAAATATACGCGGCGTTGCCGGGCACGGTACAGATTATTGGAAGAAAAATTCCGATGCGTTAAGTTCTGAAGCGTTTGCACATATGTATGAAGCGCAGTTTGATAAAACGCGTTATGCGGAAATGCAGAAATATTTTCCTAACGCATTAAAATACTTTGAAGATAAATTAGAGGAGGCGGTAAAATGAAAAAAGAAAGGTGGCAAATAGCAGATGCGGCATTTTTTGATCATTTCGGGTATTTCCCTCACGATCCCGTGTATTTAGATGATCTGAATAACGAATGGTCCGACATTCTCGAAAAATCCGTAAAGGATAATTTTGATTATACGATCGAAAAATACGGAACGGTACCGCCTGAGCATTTTGGTTTGCCGGAAATCATAATTGACTGACAGATACAATTTATGTTTATAAAGCACTTTGCCAAAAGCAGGGTGCTTTTAATTTTGCAAAAATTTGAAAGGAGCATTTATATGAAGTACATCAAAAAGCCTGTTGAGGTCGAAGCCGTGCAGTGGAACGGCGAGAACACAGAAGAGGTGCTGGAGTTTACCAACCGTACCGCGGAATTTAAAAACGGAGAAATGAAAATTCCCACACTTGAGGGCACAATGACTGCCAACGTTGGAGACTACATTATCAAAGGCGTTAAAGGCGAGGTTTATCCCTGCAAGCCGGATATTTTTAAAGCGACATACACAGGCTTTGAAGAGCACAGCCTTTGTGGTAAAAATGTTAAGGCGAAAATTATTATCCAGCACGGGCGTACAAGATTGCTTGTTGACGGCAAGGAAATCCCAAAAGTTTTGGAGACCCATTTCCACCACAATTCATTGAAAAACAATCAACCGGAGTTGTATTACGTCGCGGAAGTAGATGTTTTTTAGGAATAATTTTAACCCCGGAAAAACGCCCTTAAAACGCCGTTTTAAGGCGCATTTTTTATACATTTTTTAAGGAGGACTAACTATGAAGCTTGAAGAACTGACCAAGCTGGGCATACCCGAGGAAGCCGCAAAAAAGGTGCTTGCGCTGAATGAAGCGGAAATATCCGCGGAGACGAAAAAGCTTGCCGACAAGGACGCGGAGCTTACCATGGCGACCGACAAGATCAAAGAACTGACCGAGACGGTCAAAAAGTTTGACGGCGTGGACGTGGAGAAAATGAAATCCAAGCTTGCCGACTGGTCTAAAAAGTACGCCGAGGACACCGCTGCTCTGAAGCTTGATAGCGCGCTTTCCAAGGCACTCGCGGGCTGTGGAGCGCGGGACGCGGATATCGTGGGCAAACTGCTTGACCGCTCCATTATCAAGCTGGGCGAGGACGGTAAGCTGGTAGGCGTTTCCGAACAGCTGGAACGTCTTAAAACGGACAAGGCGTTTCTGTTCGGTTCCGCCGATGAAACGGC